CCAATCTATTCGACGCCCATTGGAGCATATTCCTACAGCACGACTCAGAACGGCATTACTCCAACAGTCAACACATCGGGTTACACAGACATGCTTCTGCTCGTTGTATCGGGCGGATTCAGTTTGACAGGAACACCAGTCCTCGGATCGCTCACAAGCGGCTATCCGGCCAATGGTCGGTGCTACACCAGCCCCGGAACAGGTCAACGTAACTTCGCAGTATTGACGGCTCAGGAAATCGTCGGACAGTCAAGTGAGTCCATGACTACGACGTGGGGCGGCACTGCCAACGGCTTCAACTCAATGTTCGGACTGATTCATGCGTAGGTCAAACTCTAACTTCTTAGCGTTCTTCTGATGGCTCTCATCGGCATCGGTCTTCTTGGCAACGGTGGTTCATACGGTGGAGGTAGGGGCGGTGGCTCTACCAACGGTAGCGCATACGGCGGAGGTGCGCTTGCTTACAGCAATGGCCTTTCTGTCACGCCGGGAACTTCCTACACGGTAAATGTAGTTGGAAACGGTGCCGTAAGAATTGTTTGGGGAACAATTGCTAACTCATCTAGAACTTTTCCCTCAACGCAGGTTTCACAAAAAGTTGATGAACTTACAAACTAGGATTTATTATGCTTGATAGCCCTTACGCAACAAAAACATACGCCGCCAACGAGCAACATTTACAACTTTGGCTACACGACCAACAGTAGAGCAAAAGTTGTTAGCGGTGGTGGCACGGGATACGCAAACAGCATCCCCATCACCGTGGTGGGCCTCTTATAACACTTACATAGTCCTAACAGGCTAGAGTGTCGTCCATGACGATTTCACTATTCACCCCCAGCCACAATCCACGCTGGCTCGATGAGGTGTATGAAAGCCTCAAAGCCCAGACTCACGAGGATTGGGAATGGGTAGTCCTGCTAAATGGGTCATTTGAATGGAATCCCCCCAAAGACCATCGGGTGAGATGCCAATGGGCGATGCCGTGGGTCAAGGGGGTTGGCGCACTTAAAGCCAAGGCGGTTGGGTTGTGTACTGGTGAAATCCTTTTGGAACTCGACCACGATGACTTGTTGATGCCCACAGCCCTTGAGCGAGTAGCCGAAGCCTTTGCTGAAAATCCTGAGGTTGGGTTTGTCTACTCCGACTTCGCCCAAATCAACGAAGATGGAACGCCCAACTTCAGCGAGTTTGACCGTGTTTACGGGTGGTCTTACCGTGATGAACATGGCTACCATGTCACCGATTCCAAATCTCCCCACCCCCACCATGTCGCCCTCATCTGGTTTGCCCCGAATCACCTCAGGGCTTTCCGGCGCACGGCCTACGACCAAGTGGGTGGCTACAACACAAACCTTGATGTCTTAGATGACCAAGAACTCATGTGTCGCCTCTACCTTGTGTGCAGATTCCACCACATCAAGGAGAACCTCTACCTACAGCGTGTCCACTCCAACCAAACGCAGGTTCAACCGCACATCAACGGACGAATTCAGCAAGAGACTTGGAACTTCTACAACGAATACATCACTCCAATGACCCTGAAATGGGCACGGGACAACAACTTGATGGCCCTCGACCTTGGTGGGGCGCACAATGCACCAGAAGGTTTCACCACTGTTGACTTTCACGATGCCGATATTGTTGGAGATATTTATGACATCTTTGCAAGCATGGATGACAATACCGTTGGTTTAATCCGAGCCTCAGACTTCCTCGAACATCTTGACCCAGACCGCAAGGTTGAGTTTTGGAACGAGGCCCATCGGGTGTTGGCAGATGGTGGAATGATTCTTACCTTCACGCCACACGCACTTGGCAACGGAGCATTCCAAGACCCCACTCACCGCTCTTTTTATGTCGAACAGAGCCATTGGTATTGGACTGACCGCAACTACCAGAAGTATGTTCCAGAAATCACCGCTCGGTTTCAAGTGTCACAACTCGTGACCTTCTTCCCAACAGGGTGGCATCAGGCGCAGAACATCAACTATGTGCAGGCCAACCTCATTGCGCTGAAAAATGGGGGCGAACGCTTCGGTGGTATTCTGGCTATCTAGCGACAGGGAGCGAGATGGCAAGGGGAGCAAAATACAGCCAATCGTTCCGAAATGGGGCACAATATGACTTCTCCGGTCGCATGCTCATCACTGCCGATGAAGCCAGCGAAACCCAAACGCTGAGTGGTGAAAAGACACAAACGGGCTACAAGGTTCAGGAGATAACCGCTCTTCTTGATGCCGAGAACTCAAATCAGCGCAACTTCGCCAAAACCCCCCTTGACGCCAACTTCTCAGAGGTTGAACAAGTATCCCGCCAAGCGGCACTCTTCGGCTCGGCTGAGGCTAGTGAAATCCAATCCGTAGAACAAGCAAAATCTGCGGGATTCATCGTGGTCAACGCTGCGCCAGAAACCCTGTCCACCGAAGGGGCAAAGTCAAGTGCCTACCTTGCTTCCAACCAAGCCCCACAGGTGGAAAGCGTCGAGACAAAGAAATCGTATGCGTCCCTCAAAAACGTCCTTGTTTCCTTCATTGAAAGCCAGACCAACCTCAAGTTGTACACATCGTTCAAGGACAGTGCCGTTGCTGAAAACCAAGCAACCAATGGCGTTAAATCTCGCACGGTAACCGAAACAAACGAAACCGCTCTGGTGGAAAACACCCAGACTTCCAAAACTGGCAGCGCCATCAGGACATCTATCAACGCCCTTGTGGAGGTTGCTCAAAGTGCCAAGGCGGTTGCTTCAATAAGGAAGTCAGAAGTGGCGACAAAACAGGCCACCAACGCTGGCAGGGTGGTTTCTGCGGTGAAATCAAATGGGGCCGCCCTAAAGCAAGCCACAAACGCCCCCAAAACCACCTCCTACATCAAGGATGCCATTGCCCGATTCAGCCAAGCAACACATGGCGCACGGATTGCCGTTACCAAAAAACTTGGCTTTGGGGTTTTGTTGGAATCTGCCGTTGCCATTGGATATCGAATCAAATACAGTCCGCCTATTATTGCCATCTTTGGGTCACGAAACCCCAACCCGTTCACGGAGTATTCCACCACAGAACTATTTGACAATCCCACTAGCACCTCATACACCACCGGAAATTCGGCTGAGACATTCCAAGAGAACGGAGTATCATCGTATGAGGACGGGCAATAATTCCACCTTCTCTAGCGCCAAAGGAAAGAAATGACCATTCACTACCCAACCCCAGCAGCATCTTTGCCCGCAGCAGCATTTATCTGGTTGGATGCGTCAGGGAATCCTTTGGATTTCAGTAGCGGATGGACATTCAGTATGACCATTGGACAGCCTCCGAATGTGGCTTTGATTACCAAGAATAATCAGTCCTACTTTGTGACCAACAGCGTTTCACCAGCACCGGCAGGCGTTCCAAACTTGACGGTCAACTGGGCACCCGGCGAACTCAGAACCCTTTCGGCTGGGCGTTGGCGCTTTCAAATCACCGCCACCGCCACGGGTTCCGGTGCGGCAAGAGTGATGACGGGAACCCTCACGATTGACGAGGCGGTGCTTTCCTAATGGGATGGACATATTCAGGCAACCCCCAAAGTTCTACCAAAGACGCTATCCGCTTCATGGTGGGCGACACCGTAGAGGCATCACCTCTGCTCCAAGACGAGGAAATCTACTTCGCTCTAGGTGAGGTATCAAACAACATCTATCGAGCGGCTTCCAATGTCTGCTACAACCTTGCTGCTCAGTTCACCGGCCTAGCCCAACAGGAGAGCAAGTCAGTAGGTGGCCTCAGCCTCAGCAAGTCCTATGGCGACCGGGCGCAACGCTACGAGCGCCTTGCCAAAGACCTTTTGCTTCGTAGCCGTCGCATCAACCCACCCCGTGTTTCAGCAGACCCCAATGCCCTCGGTGCGGAACTCAAAATTGGTGAGTTTGACCCCTACTACGCCGTTCCGAATGCGTGGCCTAGCGGTTCCGTTCTTGGCACTACCACCACTTATGGTACGGGTTACTCGCCAGATTATGCAGGCAACTACTCCGCAGAGTCTGGTGAAATCGTTGAGGAAGATGTCTAATGGTCATCTACTACGGCTACGAGGAAAACTATAACCTCGGAAACACCAGCGTTGGCATTGACCCCGACCTTCTTGCCATGATGAATCAACCCATTCTCATTGAGAATGTCATTCCCAACCCCGGACTTTCCACCATGCCCCCTACGGCAACACTAGACGGTTACGGTCGTCACTATGTGAACTCAAGTGGCAGTAGTGGCGGTCAGGTGGAATACGGCTCCGCTACGAAGTATCTATGCCGTTTAGAATATGAGACAAAAGTTCTTGCCACCATCAACGGGCGTGACTTGGTGAGTTCAGGCCGTGCCTACCTCAACGGCTTCTATCTGGGAATCAGCACCGAAAGCCGTGTGACTCTTCCCAATGTCACCAATCCGGCTCAGGAACACCCCATCATCATGTTTGTCGAGCAGAACTACGACGAGAACGGTCTGACCGGCTACAACACTGTTCTGCACTTCGAGTAGGTAGTGAAAAATGGCAGGATTTCATGTCAAGATTGACCCAAGCAGCATCCCCAATTCCAGCAGGCTAAAGGAAGGGATTTACGGCGGGGTTGCGGAAGCCATCAATGAGGTGATGAAGAAGGTTTTTGCCAAGAGCCAAGAACTTGTGCCCGTGGAAACCGGCGACCTACGCAATTCTGGAGTTTTCAAACCCGCTTCAGGCGACTCTGGCAATGGATTCCCCCATGCTGAAATAACCTATGGAAACGCCAGCGTGACTTACGCTGTATTTGTTCACGAAGAATTGGGAAACTCCCACTTGCCACCGACACAAGCAAAATACTTGGAAACACCACTTGCCCAAGCGCACCTCAAACTAATGATGGCTATAGCAAGGGGTACGGTCAAAGGCGCAATCAAGGGGTGGAGACACTAATGGCACTACTCGACGACATCGCAACATTTCTTTCAGCAAAACTCAATAGCACGAACTACCCGACCCAATACCTTCAGACGGGTGTCAACCTGTTTCTTGGTCGCACGCCTGCCGAAGCGCCCAACGCCGTTGTCACCATCTACGAATACCTCGGCAACACACCGGATTTCACTATGGGGTCTGGTATCTCGGCTTTGGAATTCCCTCGTGTGCAAGTCGCCGTTCGTGGCATCCCCGAGGATTACCCCGGCACTTACGCATGGGCTGTGCTGATTCGCAACGCCCTCGCTGGTCGTGTCATGCCAGACGCCACCTACTTCCCCTATTGCATTCGTATCGAGACAACGGGCATTCCCAACTACATGGGCTTCGATGAAGTGAACCGCCCCAAGTTCACGATGAACTTTATGTTCACCACCAACTCAACTAACGGTATTCCAAATGTCTAACGAGCAAAGTCCCATCTTGACTGCCCTGCGTTCAGCACGCTTGGCTAACGAGGCCGCCATCAATGCCATTATCGCTGTTGAGCAGATGTTGACCATAGGCGACGGAGAATTGGAAACCGTCGAGGACGACATCACAGACGACAAGTGCAAGCACGAGAATGCGACGACCGTAAACACCATGACGGGTTCTTTTCTTATTTGTGAGTGTGGTGAACAAATAGATACGGAAATAAATGATTGACGGGTGTTACACCCATCTGATACAATTGGTATGTAGAGATAATCAACTGACTGGGAGAGATTGTCTTGGCTAAGAGAAACATCACACCGTATACACCGCACTACAACCCCAAGTGGATTGCGGTTGAGGAATGGGATGGCTTTGAGAAGGGCGAGAAAGTCCTTGTCAAAGGCGAGCGAGGGGTATTTACCTTCCAATCAGCGCACCTTGTCGAGGACGAGTGTGTGGCTGTCAATGTGGTGGGTGGGCCAATAGGTCACCTCTGCTTCCGAGCCTTCACCCCGAATAGGGTGAGCAAGCCCAAAGTAAAGAGGCAACGCAAGCCCAAGTTTGACTAAGCGACAAAAGGGATTTTGGATTTCTAGTGGTAGCATTTTTGCTAGGAACGCTCCCGAAAGGTCGCAATGGCAAAGGCTTCACCTCAGTGGTATCAGGTCACAGACCTTTCAGAC